ACTAGCATCTAATATATCAAGATATTGATTTGAACCAATAGAGAATGTAGATTGATTTTGTGTAAGATTAATTGTTGTTAAATCAAGAGTGAATAAATTCACGCCTTCATTAACCCATTTAGTCAGAAGTAAGTTGAGCGAACGTCTAGCTGTTACTAAGTCGTAACCCGACTTGAGTTCTAATCCGACGCGCTCGTGCGCCTCTTGTATTATTTCAGCTATGTCAAGGCTGAACGTGTATGTGCCAGAAGTTGCCACGTGCCCCCCTTACTGAACGAATAAAGTTACTCGTGAAATGTTTGTTAAATCTACGTAAATGCCTGTTTTAAAAAGAACACCTGCATCTGGTAATCCAATGTTCATTACATCACCTTGAGGTACGTCAATAGTTAATAAAGCTGTACCTGTTGCAGATGTATTGTCATAGAAAACCACGCTACCTGCACCCACACCATCATTAGCAATAATCATACCTTGTAGTCTTGTTCTTCCTACGTAGTCTGAACCACCATCAGTGTAAGTCACACGACCGTCTGTTGTTCTGGTTACGGGTCTTAAATCTGATCTTACCATTTATAAACTCCTTGTTGTGGGGGAGTTGCCTCCCCCGTTAAAATTAAGACGATGCTATTGTAGCACCAGTGTCGCATCTTTTCCAGTTGCTTCCATCATAGAAAGCTAAGATTGCAGACCCTGCAGCTCCATCTGAGAAATATGCAATTTGACCTTCTACACCATCTGGTGCAGTAGCCACTGTGTATACGTTAAGACCAATAACAGATTGTGTGTTTACTGGTCCTGAAAAAGTTGTTGTTCCCATAGTCTATACTCCTTTGTTATATAGTCTGCTTTTGCAGTCTATGGTGTTAATAGTTAAAGGAAGGGGGCACCTTTATGGTAAACCCCCTATCCGAATTAGTGATTAAGCACCTTGGTTTCCGTAGACACTTCTCCAGTCAGACCAACCGAAGCTGTATCTTTCTCTGGCTTTGTATCGTACATTACCTGTTTCAAAGTCACCTTCCATCTTAGTATTCATAGCTGCTCTGTTGAACATTTTGATACCGTTAGGAGCATCAGTTCTAATGAAGAATGCATCAGTGTCTGTGAATCTGTGGTTCACATAGTATCCACCAGGAAGCATACCCATAGAGTTGATAGCATTGATATCATTGTCAGCAGTTGCTACTCTGTTTGGAGATTTCATTAATCTCTCGGCAACAAATACTAATTGTCTTGGGATGTGTAAGGTTCTACCTTGAATTGCAGCTGGCACACCTTTGTCATCTGTTAGACCAGCAATATCAATTAATGCTGTTTCTAATGATGTCTCAGATAAGTCAGCGTAAGTAGCAGGTCTGTTAGAACCTGAACCGCCGTTTTGTAATGGGTGCGCATTAGAAATTAATGGTTGCCCATCACCGCCTGTGTATGAACCGCTGAATGCGTTGTTATACACGTTAGCTGCAGTAAGTTGCTTAGCAGAAGCCATCGCTCTTGCTAAAGCTTTAGTTAGTCTGGTTGACAACTTATCATATAAGTTATCTTCCATAGCTTCCTCAGTTAATGAGAATGCTAATGCTACAGTTTTGTGAGTGTATCGTGATACATATCCTTCACCTGAATCGGCGTAAGATACTGGTGCACCTTCGAACTTCTCACCTGCATTACCAAAGCCTGGGAAGAGTACTTCTTCTTCGAAAGCTCTGTTTGATGTTTCCTCATCGAACAAGACGGCGTGCTCATTTTCGTACCTATTGTATTCAGTACCAAAAATCGCATTAAGACCTGGCTCAAGTTCTTTAAGGATTTGTGCTCTTGATATAGCCATAATTTATCCTCCTATATACCTGTTACGCCAGTAGCGCCTAGTCCAAATTGATGAGTATTTATTTTCACCAAAATATCCATAGATGTTCCAGCTGATGTGAAAGAATCATCTAACTCCGCACTAGCTAGTACAGTTAGTGGGAATGTGTTAGTTGTGTTCTTTGTGCTAGAATCTGCTACAAGACCTGATTTGTGTGTGATAGCACTACCTGTTGGTGATGCTACGATTTGTACGTTCTTACCTACGTCAGCAGCTGCGATAGCTGTTGTATCTTGATCTGCTTCGATTTGAAAGATGATATCTGGATCATCATATACGTACACTTTGTACTTATCTTTAGCTACAGTTGATGCTGGAATGCTTCTGACAAATTTTACTTCGCCTGATGCATTGTCTACATATTCTGCGCCCCAGAAAACACCTACGACTGCGCCTGGTGATGCTGCTCCCATATCGGTAACAATGTTACCTCCTGAGAAAGTCACGAGATCGCCTTCGAAGAATGCACTAGGAGCAGTGGCAGCAACTCTGTAACCATTAACACCACTAAAGTTATTGGTTCTTACGAGACCACCTTTAGCGTGCTTGACTGGTTTTAAACCATATGCCATGTTTTACCTCCGTTGTTATTATGTTGCAAAGCAGAGGTAATCAAACGATTAGTCCTCAAACTTTGCGTTCCTTCCCCCGCCTACTGAGACGGAAGATTGTTCGTCTTGGCTTATAGGTGCAACTGCGCTATTGTTTTTCTGCAACTCAGAGTTGACTGCTCCCTCTGCAGCTTTGGTTTTGTCAGAAAAGTATTCGTTTCTTTGGTCAGCAATTTCTTGATCAACCTTCATCAAAATCAAATCACCTGTTCTAACTATACCCGCATGTTTACCTGTGTCTAAAACATCCGCTTGCCAGTCGCCGCCAAGTTCTTCTGGTCTAACTGGCTCGTATCCTTGACGTGTTCTTTCATGAACATTTCCTGCGTGATCATCACCCAAGAGTTCATGTCGAACCCATCTATAGTGAACACCCTCTGGAGCTTTTGGAGTTTCCAATTTGCTCGGTGGAGTCCACGTCTTTTTGCGAGTACCCGAAGCTCGCGTTATTCGAGTTGTCTTAGTAGCCTGTGTCATTCATCTACTCCTTATCCCGCCGTTCCATCTCGGCGCATTTTTTGTCGCGCATATTCTTGTAAAGATACTCCTAACTTATTAGCAGTGTCTACCTCTGATTTAGTCAATGTGACTTTCTGTTTGCCACTGGGGGAAGTGCGCGTTCCACCCGCTACTACTTGTACTTTTTTCGCTGTACTCGCTGTCTTGAATTTTTCAGGAAACTCAGAACGGATGCGAGCATCAAGTTCACTATAGTACTCACCAGGATCAGCGTCAGGATATATACCTTCATCTATTAACTCCTTGTGTACTACCATGGCTGCTTGGGTCATAATCTTTTCAGATTGGTTTTGCCCACCAAACCATGAGTTTCTTTTCTGCCACTGAATAGCTCTTCTGTCTGGGACAGGAGTGTTATTTTGCGGCTTCTCAACAGTTTCTTCAGCAGAAACTTTTTTAGTAGAAGCTGACTTAGCTTTCTCTTCGTACTGTTTAACAATGAGAGACTCAGCTTTAATCGAAGCTAACTTATCGGTAGCTTCTATTTCTTTATCTACATCACCATTTGATTTAGCATCTTTAAGAGTAGCTAGTACTTCTCTCTCTTGAGCCTTAAGTCTGTCACCGTACTGCGTAACTGCAGCTAGTTCTGACTCTGCGGATCTACCTAGAAGTTCTTCACGTTCAGACTGAAACTTTTGTTTCTCATCTTCTAGTGATTTTAATTTTTCCTCAAGCTCCTTACGTTGCTTGACTAGGCGTTTGATTCGCTTCTCAGCTCGTTTGCCATATTTGGTTTTGTCATCAGACTCTTCCTCTTCTTCTGGAATTAATTCAGGTGTTTCTTCCTCTACAGGATCTTCATCTTCAACTTCATCAGTTTCGGGAGTTTCTGGTTCTGGAGCTGGCTGCTCTTCAGGTTGGCTCTCTTCGTGCCCCCCTTCATCAATCTCAATCTCGAGTTCATCCTCTTGATTAAGTTCTTCTTGTTTTGGGTCTTCTATCATTTATACCTCCGTCAGTTGCGAACTGCGTTTCACGCTGTGAACAATATAATACCACATTTTGTGGGTATATTGCAAGTGCTTATCTGTGTTTTATTTTATCTGGCTCTGGTACGATTGCCACTACTTCATCATCATTGATGATAGAATAGTCTTCGTTTTCATACTTGAACTTTAGTCCAACGTACTTTCCTGTAAGCACATAGTCTCCTACTTTACACCATGTTGTTTCTGATTTGTCCATATTCTTATAACACTCTGGACCCATCTCAATTACTTGAGATACCACGCAAGCAAACTTTGCTAGCTCTCTGGTTTGGTCAGATAATAAGATTCCACCTGATGTTGATATTGGTGGTTCCCATGGTTTCAGTAACATACGGTAGCCTTGCGGCTTTGGTAGTTTATTCATCATTACCTCCTGCAATGTCTTTGTACAATTTCTTGTACTCCGTTTCTAGTCTATCAGACATATCGTTTAGTGTCTGACCTATACCTACAAGAAATCTGTAGGCTGCGTAGTCATCAGCTGATCCACTAAGGAGTTGCTGATTATTGGCAGCAATTGCTTCTGCCAAAACTTTTTGCATACGTTCTTTATAATTCTTAACTTGATCTAACATTGGTTCTCCTGTGACCTAAAGAGGGGGCACCTGGAAAGATACCCCCGAAAGTTTGATTACTTAATGTTAATAATCTTTTCCTTCTTTTCTTCAGGAATTATTTTTTTAAGTTTAACACAAAGCAGCCCATCTTGCAACCCTGCATCTTCAACTACAAAGTCATCTGCCAATTGGAACTTCTTAGTAAAGTTCTTTTCAGATATACCCTTGTGTATTATTTGATTGGGTTCTTGATTGTCTTTCTTTTTACCCGTGATGGTTAAAGTATTTTCTGCATACTTTACTGTCACATCATCTTTGGTAAAACCAGCCACAGCCATTTCGATCTCATAGTTTTCAGAGTCTACTTTCTTAATGTTATATGGTGGGAATGATGTATACTTGAATGAGTCCATTCTACTGAACAGGTCATCAAATCCTATCCAAAATGGATTGTATTGTTCTAGGCTTGTCATAATATACCTCCTTTGCAAGCGAAGTTAATTAGCCCCTTACGGCAGCTATGTATATTATATAGTAATTACTTTTTAGATGTCAAGCCTGACAGTGGATTATTTAAAGACTTATCTAACTCCAGTTTTAATTCATCTTCAATAATCTTAAGCTCATCAAATATCTCTCTTGTGTCAGCTTTCTGCCTGTCTTCAACATCATTTACGATCTCAGTAATATGCCGAATGTCCCCGTTCATCTGACGTAAATCCATTTTCATGTCTGTCTTCAAATCCCTGGCTACTGAAGCCACTAGGTTAATCTCATCTAAGATCATGTCTAGCTCTGATTTTAAAACAGCAAGTTGTTCATCATACTTTGATAAGTCAGGTGCTGTATATTCTTGCACTTGTGCTTTCATTGTAAGATAGTCATCATAAAATTTATATCCAGACCAGCCACCACCTACAATGGCACCGATCAGTGAAAGTATAATGAAGAATTTCCCTCCAGAAAACTTCATTCCTTGATACTCAATACTGGGCATTTATTATTTCCTCCATTATTTGTCCCTGCTCTGCTATAAATAAATCACCGTATGGGTCATCTATTACTTTATTCAAATACTCATTAACATTTGCATCTTGTATTGTTGATTGAGTATCGAAAAATGTTTTAGTATTGCCTAAGATTTGCATTACTATTAATGTTTTTATTTGATTTGATTCATCGTATCTAGCTTTGTCATCAATCTTTTTTACTACTTTAGTTGCCGCTTTCTCTTTGGCGCTAGGTTCTTTTACAGGTTCTTTAGGCTCTTCAGCTTCTTCCTGTTGTACGTCTTCTTGTTCGGTACTATCTTTAACTTCCACAACGGGCTCCTCAGTAGTTTCGCTATCGGGTTCTGTTGCTTCTTCTTCTGTTGGTTGCTCATCTACTACTTCCTCTATCTGGGCTACTTCCATTTCTATTTCTAATTCCATCTCAGCTTCTATTTCTACACTAGCAACTTCAGGTTCTGGAATATTCAATTCAAACTCCTGTATCTCTAGTTCTACAGTTTCATATGATACTTCTTCTGGCTGTGATTCTATAGGAGCAAACTCTATATCTCCTGCCTCATCTACAGTAATATCATTAAACTCAATAACTTCTGTTGCGAACTCTATTTCTACAGGATCAAAAATATTAAGGTAAACTATTTCTTCCACTGAGGTAATTTGTTGTTCAACAATTGTATTGATAACATTGTAAAATACATTAACAGACACATCGTCAAACACAGGACCTACAGCAAGATTAATATCTCTACCGCCTATTTCAATCTTTAATGTTTTTAGAACGCCACCGAAATCGAAAGAACCTTTATAAGATTGGTAGCCTGTTGATACTCCAGATTCAGACAAGATGTCAGTACCTGAAAAGACTTGACTAGTTCCGTTAAGTCCTGTAATGTGCATGTATATTCTATCTTGAGCATCTTGTTTGTCTACCTCTATTGTATATTTAACTTTTCCACCATTATCTATTTCTAAATCAGATATGTCAATTGTATTTATAAATGTTGTGCCCATACCTGGCACACCCATAGTAGATGTTGAATTACCACCACCTGTTATCTGTGCACATTTATCGGAACCAAGACCATAGCAAGAGTTACCACTAGTAATATTTGCAGGTCCTTCACCACCCCAATCGTAATCCATATCGCCTTGTTTAGTTGTAGTGACATAGCTATTATTACCATCAAGAATGTCTCCTGAATCTTCGTTAGTGATTGCGGTAGTAGTGGTAGTTACAGTAGTTGTGGTTGTAGTAACAATTTCTGTACCTTTGTCTTCTTCAACAATGTCAACTTGTGTATCTTCTGTGATTGTAACGCCAGGAATACAAAGTCCTTCTATGTCAGGAAGGCAGTCTGCTTTAGAAGATAAGGATACCAGTAGTAAGAATAAACAAAGTTTTAAATAATAAAGCATTGTCCGCATCACTAAGCTCCTGTGTTTCTGGTTTGTTGGCTTCAACGTAATCTATTTTATATTTACTTCCATCAGGAATACTCTCTGGATTATTCTTCCAACCATCTTGAGCTTCTGTTCCTATGGCACCATTATATGGGCACGGAGTCCCTGCATCTGTCATCGCGTCAAAGACACGAGGGTCTTGGCATAGTACAGATACTGCAGCAACTTTCATTCCCATTGAGTACAATGACCTAGACAATTTTAAATTTTGACATAGCGCATCATCTATTACATAACCTGTAGCAAAACCTAAAACATTATTTTGCACACTAGAGCCAACTCCAACTTTACAAATATCACTGTTAGAATTAATTACGGATGGGGCATTAGCTGTAGGTGGTGTGGAGTTTGTAACTACGGTTGAAGACACCGTGTTGGTTTCAGCTTTTAAATCTGTAGCAACAGCTACAAATGTGAACGCAAACAATATAAAAAATAATAGTCTAAGTTCTTTCATTACCACTTGCTTTTATCAGCCCAGTAAGCTGCAGACATTTTACCCTTAGATATATTTTTCGCGTGCCTTGCTTTGAATGATTTTCTTCTAGCTTTTTGTTTTGCAGTTGTTGGATTTTTACCAGCGCCTGATACGCCTTGTTGACCGTATCTAATTGTTTTAACTTTGTCGCCTTCTTTTGCCACCACAACGTGTGACTTCTTCGGGTGATTAGGAGTACGCTTCGGTTTATTAAATCCGCTTACTCCCGCTCTCTTTAGTCTTGGGTCTTTAGCCATACCGTGCCCCCTCCTATCGGGCTGTTACAGGTACTCCGCCTGATGTTACAAATGGGTTTTCTGCAAATGCCATGTAGATATATGTTTCTCCAGTTACATTAAATTTAGCACCACTTTCAGAGTCTTCTCTAAGCTTAAATCCATTACTTAAAAATTCTAATCTCATATCACCCTCTGGGTCATAAGTATTAGGCTCTAAATAATCAAGTTGTGAATTACTTGCATTGTGAATTCTTTTGTCATCAAGTATCATCCAATCGGTTGCACTAGTAATATTTTTATACATTACCCATTTAGTAGAAAAGCCTGTGTGAATAAATGGACCATCCAAACTTGAATTGCCTGAAAACTTGCCAAATTTAGAGTAGCCTTCTATTTCTGCGAAACAGTAGGCAACATAGGTAGTTCCATTTGAATTACTATCTCCTGCATACCCAACCGCAAAGGTACTTGAGCCAACTGAACTAGGGTGATTATCTCCCCAAGTTGCATTGTTCACATCATCAGCTTGAGCAGAGGTACTGTTTAATTTTATTTCACTTCCTGCGGTTAAATCTTTGTGATAAACCATCCAATCCTCTACACTACTACGACCTTTTAAAATTATCATAGCAGGTGCTTTGCCTAGTCCATGACCTATAGTGGAATTATCAGAGCCATTTCCTGTATAAGTAACAATACTAAATCCTGCAGTTTGATTAGCTGATACTGTAGATGTGATTGAGCCATCAGTGTTAGAAACTGCATTAGAATCTGAGCCTCTCCAATTCCAACCAACATAAGTACGACCAGACATATTAACATTACCACTTTCATAGCCACTATAAGTACCAGGCGTTAAAGTAAATCCATCTGAATTAAAAGATGATACATAGCCAAATTGGGGATTTGTTTGTTCAGCACCACTTTCATGAGTTTGAAGTTGTTTACCATTTCCTCTAACACTGTCATAAACAACTTGACC